ATGCAGCCAAATAAGTTGCAGCACCTTGCAAGAATGTTGAAAGGAATGCATTGAATGCACTTCCTGCCTCCGACATTGAATTGGCAACGTTTTGCCCTAATCCAATGAATCCATCCTCAACCGCTTGACCCATTGTCACAAGCATTCCCGCTGATTGTTCAGCGGTCAATCCGATATTCATTAAAAATCCACGTATTTTCGCTGCCCTTTCCTCCGCTTTTGTGACTGTTTCCTCTGGAATGATATCATTTATATTTACTTTACCGATGAAGCCATGAGATGGCTGCAATGTATCATCACCACCACCATCAGCGGGTGCAGTTCCACCGCCAACATCACCAATCAATCCTGAAACAAATCCAGAAACTTGATCCTTGACATTTGTCAATGCGCCTTGCACTTGCTCAACAGTTTTCTTTTCAAGTGTTGATCCAACTGCATCACTCATTGCATCAGTGAAATTATCACCAATTTCCTCACCCGCACTTTTCACAATATCAACAGATTCATCAAAACCATCTGACAAAATTTGCTTGAATGATCCTTTGAAACCCTTTTCGGAAAACTCCTTGATAAGTTTCCACATTGTTGAAAATGAATTTATTACTAACATCACTTGCGTTTTTGCAAATGTGAAAACAGTTTGAAATGCTGCCTTGAGGAAATATATCACTTTACGAAGTGCCTCCGATCCATTGTATAAATCCACAAATTGATTATACAATCCAACAACTACTGGCAACACTTCACCCCAATTTTTATATATGATAAAAGCAACACCCGCCAATGCAGCTGCAACCAACCCAACAGGTGAAAGCAACAAACCAATGCCCGTTATGAGTGATCCAACCAACGTGATTATTGTTGGCAATACAATTGCAAATGCACCCAATCCGAGTATCAATTTTTGAGTGCCTTCATCCAAATCAAAAAACGCATTAAAAACGTTTTGAATAACCCTTGAAACATCTTGAAATATTGGCAAAAATCCAGTTAGTAAAGTTGTGCCAAGTTGCGCAAATGATTCCTTTGATGAATTCAATGCCTTGCGTAATCTAAATTCAGCGGATTGAGCGGTTTCATCAAATGCGGTTTGTGTCATTCCCGCAGTATTATTCATATTTTCAAAAATCGTGCGGGTTGAATCCATACTTTTCCCTGTAAGATCCAAAACACCTCGCAATGCTCGAACACTTCCAAACGCAAGTTCAAATGCACCTGCATTTTGCTCCGATGCATCCCTCAATGTATTCATTACGGACAACAATCCTTCATCTTTGATTTGCTTCCTTAATCCCGCACTGCTTAATCCAAGCAATTCCATATTGTCCGCTGCGGTTTTTGTTGGTTTCATAATCCCCAACATAATGGCATTTAATTGCGTTGCTGCTTCACTTGCGTTTGTTCCCGTTCTACTCATTGCAGCGAATGCAGCACCAACCTCGTGGAATTGCACACCCATATTTGATGCCATTGGTAACACCGCACCCATTGCACCCGCCAAATCCTCTGATGAAAGTTTTCCTTCACGCACCGCAGCGGTCAAAACATCCGTTGCATTTGCTGCGCCAAGTGTATCCGATCCATACGCATTCATTGCGGAGGTTGCCAAATCTGCAATTGTTGCAGTTTCACCCAATCCAACCGCTGATGCTTTCAATGATGCTTCCAATGTTTGCATTGCCTCATCACCACGCAATCCCGCAGATGTTATGAAAAACAATGCTTCGGCTGCCTTTGATGATGAAACACCAAATTCATTTGCCATTGTTCTGGCTTTTGCACCCATTGCATCAACTTCATCACCCGCAACTCCAACAAGCGACTTGACCTTTGTCATTGACTTATCGAAATCAGTTGCCATTTTGATTGCAGCACCACCCGCCAATGCCAATGGCAATGCTAATCTTGTTTGAAGTGATTTGCCTACTGCGGTTGTGCTTTTACCAAATGATTTCAACCGCCCTGATGCGGTTTTGAGTGTTGCATTCAGTTTCGATGCATCACCCAATAAAGTAACTTTCAATTGATTATTTGCCATCCGTAGAATTTAAATGTAAAAATACAAAAATCCTACATCTTCAAATTCTTGTCAAATGTCGCTGATTTGACTTTGTCCAAAAATGAATTGTATTTGTCCTTTGTGGATTTTGGTCGATCCTTTTCCATTTTGGCATATATATCTTGAGGCAATGAAAACAACTTTTCAGGATCAATCATTTGCGCACGTTTTTGGGCATTCACATTGTACACCATTGCGGACAAATATCGGATGCGTTCCCACTCCTTATTGTGATTGATGTAATATGATTCACCCAAAAGGTGATTTTCCTTCCAAGTGTGTTTCCAAAATTTATCAGGATCAATCCCTACTTGACCGATGAAATAATCCATCAAATCATCCCAAGTGAGTTTTTCGGGAGTTAGGGTTTCGTTTTTTTTTCTGTTGATTTCACAACATTGCGCTTCACACCTTGATTCAAATCATTGCCAAGCACTCTGGATTCCATCATTGCATTCACAATATCCTCAAGTTTTTCCGCTTGTAAATCCTCAAGCCACATTCCAACTTTGAATTCATTGTAGTCAATTTCATTCCCTTCCTCCTGATCATTTGCAAGTATTGCGGAATAAATAAGCGCACGAATTGTTCCAAGTGAAATGCCCTCACCAAATATATCACCAATCTTATCAAGCGAAATGCCCAATGTATCGGTGAAGTTTGCCCAAAAGTTCATTGAAAAATGCAATTTGCGCATTTTCCCGCCAAGTTTTATGGAGTAGTATCCCCGTTGTTTGTTTGCCATAGTAAAAAAATAAAAAGCGCAATCCCCTCAAATTGCGCTCAATTCATTATGCTTTGTCTGATGCAGTAATTGCTCCAGTCAATGTGATTGATCCTGAATAAGAAACTGGAGATTCCATTTCTGCACTTTGCTCAAGTGATGAAAGGAAACCTTCCGCAGTGAAAATACGATCACCCGTTGTTGCAGTTCCAAAGATACAAGTCAATTGTGTACGTGCCAAAAGGAAATCAGCAAGTTCAGTCACGTTTGATGCATCATCATAAGTGACTAATCCATCAAATGAAACCTCACCGCTCATCACACCTGCGATCACTTCTTGAAATCCGCTTGAATCTTTTGTTGTTGCCTCTGGCAAATCAGTTGATAATGTTAATGAGCATGATGTCGTATGCCCTAAATTTGCTCCTTCTACTGAAAGAATCAGATTTGTTCCGTTAAATACACCCGTTGTTGGCATAGCTTATAATTTTTTAATTCTATACAAATATACTTATTTTTTTTATATGTAATCAATCCCAAAAAAGGAATGAACTCCATTATCACTCAAGGTGATTTCGTATTGTTCCCAATCGGTTGGCTGCGCTTCAATACCCTGCCAAAGCACATCAACGGAAAAGTTTTCCGCCAATACTGCATCGGTTTCGATATTGCCCTCATCATCATAAACTGGTTGCTCCACGATTGGATGATTCAATTTCACAATCACGTGGTTGTGATCGGGATGTGTTTCATCCAATTCCTCATCATATTGTGATGGCAAAGCATCAATCAATGAATCCGCAGTTGCTTCATCAGGAAACTCGTATTTTTTAAATATATGGCTCATTTTATTTTTATTTTAACTTGTTAATTCAACTAATTCAGCGTTTGATAATGCGGAATCAAAATATCTTGCATCATAGATGTTTCCATTCCATTTGTTACCTCCATCTTTATTTGAAAATTTAAAACTTTCTAACGTTGTAGATGGAGAGTAACTTCCAGTTGTTGTTGTTGCAGCATTGCCATCATAACTCACACGCAATTCAGTTGATGAATATGCAATTGCAACTTTTATTCTTTGATTTGCGGTAACACTTGCAATTGTTTTGTTTACATTCCCCGCTGATGAAAGCATCAATGCCCTCCAGTTTCCTCCATAATTGTCAAAAATTATTCTATCGGTTGATGCGTTTTGGTCGCTCAAAACAATACGTTCAAAACTTCCAGTTGATGAAACTCGTGGCACATCCACCTCAAAAAACAATGTACCCTCGCTTGTGTTTAAGATGTTTTGCAACCCACTCGGAATGAAAGTAAAATCAACCACCCTCGTAACCGCACTGCCTGATGTTGGAATTGTGCTTGTGCTATATGTTCCCGCCTCAAATTGCATACCCCAAACTGCAATTTTATCCCCTGCGCTGCACACAAATTCAAAATCCAAAAATAAATTTATACCGAAATTTGTTGGAGTGATATTGTTTATTTCATATCGCACCCATTTATCAGTTGGAGTGAATTCCGTTTCAGTATCAGTTAATCCAAAAAAAACACTTCCATTTCCACTTATTTTTTTAACCCAAAAACTGCACGAATGTTTTGCACTTGTATATGATGTATTTGAAAAATGCCTAATCAATGAACTTCCATTTCCTGAAAATGTAATTGTTGATGCGGTTTGAGTTCCATCAGGTGCGGTTTCATCATTATCAGTTATTGTTTGTAATGATGCGCCATTTAATACGCTCCAACTGCTTAATGTTTGACTATACAAACAACCATTTGTTCGTTGTTGCTCAAGGAGCAATCCTCCTTTTGTGTTGCTTGTGAAATCAACTCGTGGCTCATTGGATGCAGCGTATTGCACCAATCCATTGCGCCCGTAATATGTGCCACTTGAAATCCTATCCACTTGAAATGGCAAACTTTTGAAATTGCCACCCTCATCATTGTATGCCAACAAACTTTTTTGTTTTGTTGCCCAAATATCATTGCCAAGTTTTAGTTTTGGATCTGCCATTTTTTATTGTATTGTAAATTGTTGCCCTGTTGCCATTTCCTCAAATGTATCATAAGATGTAACATCAACCATTTCCGCATCGGTGAGTGCCTTGTTCCACACAAATAATTCATCACAAGCATTTCGAAATCCAGTATCCGAAACAAAACGAGTTGTGCCAATTATAACAGAATTAAAATCCCAAGATATATTTGTTCCGCTTGATTCATTACGAACTTCTATTCCATCAATGTACAACTTGTATGTGGTTGCGCTTGTGAATTTAATTGCAACTTTTTTAACTTCACCAACAATAACGGAATAAGTTTGTGAATCAACATCTTGTGTTGTGCGCCTCCTTTCAACTTGAACGAATGATGCATTTGCCCAAGAAAATTTCAAATAATCAACAGCACTTCCGTTTTTGTAAATACTGAAAATTGTTTGGTTTGTGCTTATTGCATCAACAGTTCCTTTCCAAAAAACAGTGATTGGATAATCACTCGCTAAATCCCCGAATGGTTGATTGTATGCGGAATCCTTGTTGCGTGTTATGGTTGATGCCTCTGTTTTAATGTAACTTGTTGGATTAGAATTATGCTCCTTTTGGAAACCCCATATATATGCAAACTCTCCAATAGTTGAGCTTGAGTATGTTGTTGGATTATTACACAAAACAACTTTCACAATATCATAAGTGTTTCCACTTGAATGCGCATAAGTCATAAAAATTCTATACCAACCGTTTGGATATTTTTGAATGCCTTTGTTTGTGGCAAACGAACTTGCGGTTGCAATACCACCCGTTTCTAAATCAAAAATAACTGAAGGAGATCCCGTTGCACCAAATTGAGCAAGAGCAATATATCTGTTGTTTCCCGCTTTTACAAAACAACTGATTGTTGATGTTGCGGTCACAGTTGTAACAAATTGTTCACATCTTGCTTGGTTTGTTCCCGTTGCGGTTATTTTATCAGAATTATAAGTGCCATCAGGTGCAATTTCTTGATTAACAACAACAGACGAATTTTGCTTCGACCAATTACCTGCACCAAAATGTTCACTATATACCACCAAATTCACTTTTGATGCCTCCAAAAGTAATTCAGCGCATCCCGTTGGATTCCCATCCGCATCCAAACGATAATTCAAGCGAGGCACGTTTTGTGCCATTGTTTCAATATAACCGCCTTTGTTGATGCGTGTGCCTGATCCAGTGCGTGTGAATGTGAAATCCCCATCACCATCAGATGGTAAAACGGAATAAACTTTGTCCTCCGCATACGCTGCGGGAATCATTGCCAAATTTGCAGTATCCTTAACTCCCATTTATTTGGTTTTATCTTTTATTTTTTCAAAGGTACGCAAACCACCCAAACCAAGCATCCCCAAAAGTATTGTGATGAGTTGATCCATTTGAATTGCGGGAGGCATAATATCAGG